AGGCTTGCATACCTATTTCCAAAATGAGGGTTCACGCTGTCCTTGTTTGGCGTTCCCATTTCATCCTGTGCCTTGATTAAGGCTTTAACTGCTTCGCTCATTATTTCATCCTTATGCTAATAGATTGCGGCCCCGTATTCAGAACAGCCCCGTCGATAACCTCGCCCGCTTGAAGCAATTTTTTAATTGCAGCCTTGTCAGGCGTTAAAGTTGTTTTGCAGAGTTGGGTTGGGATCTTTGTTTGATCGGCAATCAGAACGCTTTCTGATCCCTCCCGAAGCGATACTGTTGCAAGCGCGTGGGGTATTTTCTTTTGTTGCGTTGCTAACAATATAATTTTCAATGCCCTCTTGAGCGCGTGTTTTCTCGAAATCACAGCATCGCGGCGATGTGTATATTTCAATATTATATGATCGAGTTTTGCCTGATCACCTTCTGCGCTAACAATATCTTCTATGGCAGATCCAACCATGTCCATAACATCGGTTTCGCCATCCAGCGTATCCCAAAAAGTTTCAAGATCGTCTTTGTATTCAGCCAGTTGTTCAGACAAATATTCCAATTCTGATTTATGAATTTTCATGACTGCGCCTCTAAAATCTGCGCGTCATATTGCTTGCAAGCCTTATCAATGGCTGCGTCCAAAATTCTTCCAGCAAAAACAGGAAAAGAATTTTCAAGATATTCGGTGTGGCTCATCTCACCACTGTCAACCTTTTTCATGAGGTCGAGGGTGTTTTCTAAAATAGAAGCTGCGATGGCCGCTTTAATAGCGACAGGGGTAGGGTGTGACATTTTTTTCTCCATTTTTATTATCACCAATTTAATTGTTGTTTTTTTAAATACAAGCCCCTTTTTAATTTTATTTTTGTAATTCATTTTTGAATAAGGTTATGTGTCTACATAAGAACCCATGAGACGCTATGGTATCTCTTGAGCATAAATGAAGCTAAATAGATCTCTCTATATACAGTACAGGCCAAGTGGATCTATGTAGATCTATAACCAGACCTACTACATATAGAGTAGTGGAAAATTGAATGTCATTTTTCCATATTTGCTCAAGTTGACATTAGTGCTTTTTTGAAATAAAAGAAAAAAGGCGCTGATTAAAAAACCAGCGCCAAGTAAAAATGGAGGAAGGATGTGTCGCACCCTACCCGTGCAAGGTAGGGCATATTCCTTCTTAAATCAATGGAGGATAAAATGTCCCATAAGATGACAGCGCTCGCAATGGAGCAAAAAGGCTTAAAGCCATCTGCCAAGATCGTTCTTTATTGGTTGGCAGACCATCACAACGGCGAAACTGGTGATTGCTTTCCCAGCCACAAGAGGCTCGCGGATCTATGCGAAATGTCTCGGCAATCAATAATCAACAATATTAAATCTTTAGAAGATGCAGGTCTGATCAGAAAATCCTCAAGGGTTCGTGATAATAACTCAAAGACCGCGAATGCCTATGAGTTGTTACTGACTGATCGTTCAACGTCTCCCACCCATGTCAAAAATTTGGACAACCCATGTCAAAAATCTTTACATGGGGATGTCAAAAAATTGGACAACCATAACCTTGTAATAAATAACCTTGGAATAGAACCAGTGTATTCTGTGGCCATTGCCTTCGAAGCCTTTTGGAAAATTTACCCAAGGAAGGTCAAGAAATCTGTCGCAAAAGAACAGTTTTCAAAAGCTTGCCAGAAGCATAAGCTCCAAGAGATTATGGACGGGGCTAAGGAATACGCTCAAAGCGTAGAGGGTAAAGACAAGAAATATATTCCTCACCCCAATAAATGGCTGAAAGATGAGCGGTGGAGCGATGAGATCGAACACCACTCTAAGCAAGTTGATGCAGAGTTTCGGGGAATGGTTAATGATATTGCGGGGAACTTCTAAATGCTTCCAGCTTTAAAAACCACAGTCATGTCAAACGATGAGCGCAGAAAGCACAGGGCGCTTATCGTAATCAAATGCAAATCAATGCTGGCCCGTTTCTATGAGGCAAATCTTGACCCAGTTGTCCGCAAGGAAATTTACACTGGATGGGTCGAGGCTTTAGAAGATTATGAAATGGATGAAATCAACGCCGCTTGCAAAAGGCATCTCTCGGAAACCCCCAACAGGAGGCCACATGAGGGCCACATAAAGGCGATGATCATAAAGGCCAGAGGAGAGCGCATAAAAAGGTTGCCCCCCATAAGGGAGCCTTACAGCGCATCTGAGGATAGGCCAGAAATATCTGATGAGGATAGGGAGGCCAGAAGGAAAGCGGCTGATAATATCATGAAAAAATTTGGGTTTGGAAAATAAAAATATTTTGCTATGGTCAGGTGTGAGGGCTTATTCGCCTTTGCCTCACAAACTGGCTCCCCTCGGCTAGGATAAGCACTGCGACAGGGGAGCCTTTTTCTTCGCCTTCCATCATTCAGAATTTGTGCTATAAATAGTTTAGTTACAATTTTCGGTGGTCAGAATGTCAGAGCAAGAAAACCAAGATCAGCAAAAGAAAAAGCGTGGACCTAAAGGGCCATCAAAAGATCTTTCAGATCAAGATTTTAAGAAGCTTGTCAGCATGATTAAGATCCAATGCACACAGGATGAAATCTGTTCCGTTCTTGGGATGTCGGACACCACGTTAAACCGCAGACTTAAAGAGCGTGACATAGAAAATTTTGAAGCCCTCTATAAAAAGGAAAATGCGGATGGGTGCAAATCCCTTCGCAGAATGCAATGGGAGGCCGCAGAGAATGGAAACGCCACCATGCTAGTCTGGCTGGGTAAGCAGTACCTTGGGCAGCGTGACAAGCTTAACACAGAGATCACAGGGCCAAATGGTGGGCCAGTAATAACAACAGTTGAAAGCTATTTCGTTGAGCCGCCATCAAGCGATTGAGAAGGGTAAAATCTCTTTTGCGCTTCCCGCTTGGTCGAGGCCATTGTTTTCTGGCACGAGAGGAAACCCAAGATACAGAGCGGCAAAGGGCGGGCGGGCTTCTGGCAAATCCCATTTCTTTGCTGAAATTTTGTTAAAGCGGATGATCGAAGATCCCAACACAAAAGCAATCTGCATCAGGGAGGTGCAAAGATCCTTAGAGTTTTCTTCTAAGCAACTTCTCAGCGATAAAATCATTTCAATGGGATTGCAGCATTATTTCGATATTCAGCAAACCAGAATTAAATCTGTTTTGGGCGAGGGAATAATTATCTTTCAAGGGATGCAAGATCATACAGCGGACAGCGTGAAATCTATGGAAGGTTTCGATATTGCTTGGTGCGAGGAGGCGCAATCTTTGTCGAGCAGATCCATTGAGCTTTTAGATCCGACGATTAGAAAAGAGGGTTCCGAAATTTGGTTTAGCTGGAACCCATACAAAAAAACTGACCCAGTTGAGGAATTTTTTGAAAATAACCATCAAGCGGTTCTGGTTCATGTAAATTATCTGGAAAATCCATTTTGCAGCGATAACGTGAAAGAAATGGCAGATCGGGCGAAAGCTCAAAATATATCTAAATATAATCATGTTTGGCTTGGTGATTATATGAAAGATGTCGAGGGTGCTTTGTGGAAAGACCCAATGATAAAGTTAGCACAAAGCACAGATGAAATTCCCCAGCTTGAAAGAATTGTTGTTGCGATTGATCCAGCCGTAACCGCTCAACAAAATAGCGACGAAACTGGAATAATTGTTGCGGGCAGATTAGGAGATAGATTTTTTATTTTAGACGACTTGAGCTTGAGAGCATCACCAGACACTTGGGCGCGGGCTGTTGTGGAAGCATATCACCATTGGAACGCCGACAGAATTGTTGCAGAAGTAAACAACGGTGGCGATTTGGTTGAAAAAGTGATAAGAACTATAGACAGAAGTGTTCCCTATACACCCGTCAGGGCGTCGAGGGGTAAGATATTGAGAGCGGAGCCAATAGCGGCTTTGTATGAGCAAGGGAAAGTTTCCCATTGTGGAGAGTTTAGGGAACTTGAGGATCAAATGACCAGTTACACCCCACTTTCAAAAAAGTCTCCTGATCGTTTGGATGCTTTAGTTTGGGCTTTAACTGAGTTGAGCATATCAACAGGGCAAGCTGTTTGGAGAATTAGCTGATGGGTATTTTGGACAATATAGCGGCCATTTTGGGGCGCGGGCAGTCTTTCGAGCGCAAAGAAGCGCCACAGGTTC